CTGAAGTTGTCAAAGCAGTATCTGCCCTGACGCAAGGAACGAACAAGGCGCTCGGAACCAACCACGCCCTTTCCAACACTTGTTCTTTGGATTGCCATTGGTATTATCCTTTCAGGCTAATTAGCCTAATTAACATCAGTCACCAATAGCAGGGTCGTTAAGGTCTCTGATGACTCCCTGTGCCTGGAAGTTCTCACAGCCTAGGTTCTCGATAGCGGCTACGTAACCTAGATAACCAGCCCTGAATCCGCCAGCAACAGGGATCAGCTTGAGAGCGCCACCCTCATCCAGGACTCCGAGAGGCTTGCTCTCGTAGCGGAAGAAGGAAGGCCAGTGCAGCAAGTACAACTCTCTTGCTACGATGTCGAAGGAGGTCTTGAGAGTCAAGTTGATTCCAGGACCCACATGAACCAGATCCCCCTCACGGTAGCCAGTCACCATGTTACCGGTGTCGGACTTACCACTTCTTGGGAGTCTCCTGTCAGGAGCCACGAACTCAACATACTTCTCAGCCTGACCCTCGCCCATCCAAGCAGCGGTCGGCATCTTGCCTGAGCGAGACCTGATCTCATGACATGCACGGATCAGCAACTGCTCGGTCAGGTTGCGAAGAGTTCCGCTGTTACCGAAGACCTGAGCATTCAGCTTGGGATAGCTGGAACGCGCTAAGGCGTGAACAGTAGTTAGGTAGGTTCCGTCGTCTACCAGCCCTCTGATGCCATTAGCAAACAGAGCATAGGTGACACCATCGACGGTTCCACCAGTGAAGGCTTGCTGATACTCAGTCACCGCATGAACGTAGTAGGAAGCGGTGATTGTGGATGCGCTGGCAAGGGTAACGGTCCTTGTGCTGTGGGTAATTGAGGAGATCTTTACAAACTCACCCTCAGTCGTTACAGCCGCTGCCGTACCACCAGCCGCTGCTCTAGGAGAGATGTACATGTTCTCTCTAAGCAGTCTGGTTCCCCAAGGCTTGGCACCTACGAAGTCGGTTGAGTTGGATGTTGCAGACTCAACCTGCCCACGAGCCCCAAGCCCTGCGGTTCCGATGTAGGTGGTTTCAATCCCCTTTGCAAGGTCAACCATTGCCTCATCGGACTTCCTACGAACCTCACCACCGTTGAATGCACTCTTTCCAGAGTTAGCAGCGTAGCGAGTCATCATACCCAACTGGAGCGATCCAGCGAAGATCGTTGGAGCAATCTTCAAGAGCACTTCAGTCCTGTCCTTGGCAGTAGGAAGAGTCCCAATGTCAAGGATCTGTCCCCAGTTCTGGGGAGGGTTGAGGTTAGCAGCGAAACGGACTGCTCCCTCGGTAACTTTCGAACCGGAAGGAAGCTCCTTGCTCAGTTCACTACGAAAGGGGGTTTCCTCATTAACCATAGCCTCAACTACCTGAGGCTTGTAGCCAACCTTTAAGCTGTCACCCAATGCGTCAAATCCGCCTGCTGCCATGATAAATCCTTTAGCCGCCGAATATCCTCTTTCGGTAAGCGAGCGACTGTGCAGCCGTCATCTTACCAGCGGGTATCTTTGGCTGTGGTCTTGCGAGCGCTGGCGCATTCACCTTGGCAATTTGAACTGGTCTACCTGCTGCGGACTTGGCTGTCGAGAGCTTGTTGAAAGCCACCTTCTTGGCAACGCCTGCATCTTCCAGGTATGCCGCAACGTGTTCCTTCACGAACTCACCAACATCCCCGATCTTGGATCCTTTGTTGTTATCCAAGAACAGGACGGCCTGGGCTCGGGCATACTCATACGCCCTGTTACGTGTCTTGGAGTCTAACGATACCCCATAGCCCTTGACCGCTGCGTCTACAGCATCGGAGAACTCACTCCTAAACTGCTTTCGATAAGCTGCGTCAACTTCCGCTTGTTGCCTCTTTAGTACCTTGGATCTTTCAACATCAGCCACAGCGAGTTTCTTTCGGTGGTCAAGGTCGAACTTACGCATCAGGATGTTGCTCTTACCCTCTTCGATTGTTGTCCACTTCTCGGAGAGGGCTTCCAGTTGTTCCTGCGCTCGTTCTAACTTTCCCCTGAGGATGTCCTTATCGTAGTCCTCAGCCCGCCTCATCTCGCCCCGAAGTTCCGCGATCTCTTCACGCTTCTTGTCGATAGCGTTGATGATCTGGAGTTGTCTCTGGTTGTCCTGCTGTGCTTTCTGTCCCAAGGATTCTAGTTGCTGATCGAGCCATTTAACGGTCTCATCAGACTCGACTGGATCAGGCTCAGGCTCCTCGGCAGCTTCCTGCCTTGAAGTCCTGATGTTCTCCAGTTCCGTCTCTAGAGCCTGGAGCTTCTTGTGCAACGTCGCACCAGAATTCACCAGATTCCAGTAACCGTCTACGAGCTTCTTTCTGTCGCCACCATACTTCTTGGCGGCTAGCTCGTCCAAAGGATCGCTGGTGCCCTCCTCAGCGTTCTCATCGGATTCTGGCTCTACATCATCAGCAGCCTGGGCTTCCTCTGAGTCTGACGCTGCTATCTCTTCAGACCCAGTTTCGGCGGATTCATCAACCTCTGGAGTTGCTCCATCGGGTTCGACTTCGCCTCTTGCTTCCTCTACGCTTTCAGCTTCTGACATATATCCTCACTAGGGGTAGTCCCTATTGATAAGATGTGTACCATAGGTTGTAGTGACAATGCAAGTTTTACTCTTTCAAGGCTTTACGTTGCTCTCCAGCTTTTCTAGCTTCAGAGAGGGCAATAGCTATGGCTTGCTTACGATTCTTGACAATCCTTCCCCCCTTGCCCGAATGAAGCTTTCCCTTCTTGAAGCGGTGCATCTCGTCTGAGATTGATTTGAAGGGCATATTACTTCTCCCTAAGGAACTGGAGCCCTTCTCTGTCTCAAAGCCCTGCGTTGGTTAGCTGCTTTCTTCTTTTCTACATACTCATCTACAGTTCCAGACACAGAACCACTATCCTCATCAACTTCAGGGAAGACATAATCAGTAAGAGCCTTTATGAATTCAGGGTGCTTACTCCTCTTTGCACTTTCTTCTATGTTTGCTTTACGAGAGGATTTCATAGCATCAATAGCACCACGCTCCATCCTTCTTCTACGCACAAGCTCGTCACTAGACGGATCCTCATCCTCATAGGAGAAATACTTGGGATAGCCTTTCTTCTTAATCTCAGGCATTACTGTTTCTCCTTCCCCTTCAAAGCCTCTCGCTGCTTCTTGGCCTCAGCAGCAGCAGCAGCTAGAGCGTCTACCTTTGGGGTGGATTTAGAGGCAGAAGCAGCAGCTTCAGATGCCTTGACTCTCTTAGCCTCTACGGCTTCCTCAACTGTTCCTCCACTGTATTGGGGCTTGGATCCTGGGAGAACCTTTGAGACAGTCCCTTCATCAAGCTTCTTCTTCTTGAGTCTTTCCTGCTCAGCCGCGTAGGCTTGGAGTTCTTCCTGGGTCCACTGCTTTGGGGATGGGGATGGAGATTGTGGCATCTTACTTCACCGTTGGAGGATTCTGAGGGTTAGCTGCCTCAGGGGGTTGGGGTTGAATCAGGTCTTGGGTAGCGCCACCAATCCCTGGGTTGCCTGGGTTAGTTCCTGGAGAGGATGATTGAGGAAGACCCATCATAGCCTTCTGGTCCTTCTCATCTGCTAAGAGCCGGTAAGCATCCACCACAGCACGGAACTTCAGGAAGTTCTCCTGAGGAGGACTTACCTGTAACCCTCCCTGCTGTAACTTGTTCATCCAGATGTAGAGAACTCTGTCTTCTTTAGCTGGAGGGAGGAAGAATGGCTCTATTGGGGGCTGGAGACCTGATGGAGGCGGGGCTGGCATCATGGACTGGGCAGCTACCCTGTTAAGGGACTCTTCAGCCTGCTTGGCTTGGGCGTAGGACGCAAACATTTCGGCATACTTGGTCTGGGCTTCATCTAGGTTAGTTGTCCCATACAACTCCCTGCTCTGGAAGTCTATTGCCTCGTTACGGGCAAGCTCCCATTCCCAGCCTGCTATGGCCTTGAGAATCTGGGGCCAGCCAGCTTCTTTCTGGATTCTCTGGCCTTCCTCTCCTAGGAGGAATGTACCTAGGGCCTGGAAGTGAATCCTGAAGTCGTCAATTGATGGGTCGATTGAAGGAATGAGTCCTTCATCAACAAACTCAACCCAGCGCTTCTTTGCCAGATCCACCTGGAAGTTCAAGTCTTCATTCACATCTGTTGGTAGTCCACGAAGCTCCAGGATCCTCTTGATGGCAATTTGAGAGTCCAGCCTGTAAAGCTGGTCTGCCTGAGCTTCTCTGGTTGCTTCTCTCTGATAGAGGGACTTGTCTACCTCAGCCTGCTTCTCAATCTTGACCCTTGATTGGCCCATCAATAATTCACGGTTGAACTGCTTCTCTTCCCAAGAGCCACCATCGGTTTCTGTTTGATAGGAAGAATCTTCCGCCCTGAGAACACACTCAAGTTCAAGGAGATGTTCCCAGGAAGACTCATACATATGGGTCATCGAGTCTTCTCTTTCCCCTCTCCTTCTCTCTGCTGCTTCACCGAGAAGTTGTAGACCGCTTGTAGTAGTAATGTTCTTTGGGGCTGCTCCTATTTCAATGTCTTGGGGACCTGCCAGTTCCTTGATGTCTGCCTTGATACGGTCTCTTTCCTGATAGACGGCTGTGTCAAAGAGCTTGTCTCCGAAGTAGTCTGGCTTTGCTCCTGGGCCTAATGGATCAATGTTGTATCTCCAAACCGCTCCACCACCACGCTCATTCCACTCAGGACCTTGAAGATCCATCGCCTCAGTGACCATGATGTTGGGAGATCCAAGTCTCTCTCTAGCTTCGATGATCTGGGAATCCATCCCATTGAGCCTATTCTGGGGAGAGATCAGGTCATCAACAAGACCTCTACCGAAGAACTCCCTTGGCCTTACCTTGTAACGGGTGGATGAGTATTTGACCAGCTTAACTTCCTTCTTGGATCCCTCTACTTCAATGTCTCTGTAGAGGACTCCGTTGTAGAGGATCTGGTCTGCACAGATGATGATTGCCCTTCCCTTGGGGAACTTGTAGGTCTTGTCGCAGTAGATCTCATAGACTCGTGCGTGGTTGTCGTAGATGTTGGTGTCATAGACAGCGCTGTAGCGTCCTACGAGATCCCAGTCTCCCAGGAGAGGGTGACTCCTCATTATCTCGTTTGGATCTTCTGGCTTGATTGTGTCCTCAGCGAACTTCTCTGGGAATCTCTCTTCGATCCAGTCAAGGGATCTGGGGGTGCATTGTCCCCAAACACGACAGTTCTCTGGGGTTATGTCTACACCACTGTTCTCTACATAGATGTCAAAGGGACTTACAATCTCTATTCGAGGGAATCCCTTTGGAACCGTCTGGCCTAGTGCTCTACCAAAACCATCCTCACCCTCTGCTTCGTCCTCACCAACCATGTAGGGTTGGAGGGGAACTGGTCCTGTTGGGGGTGCCAAGACTTCTTCACTTGTAGATTCTTCTGAGCCGCAGACTGGGCAGTTCTCTAGAGTGAAGGAACCATCCTCTCCAAGAGTGGCTCCCTGCGTGCTCATTCCCTCCTGGAGAAGCTCATTCTCCACCTTTGGGGAGGAGAGCAGCATTCCACACTGATGGCACTGGAGGGCATCTGGAGAGCCTACGAGCATTGCATCGAAATAGGTCTCATCCCACCATGTCTTGATTATTCCAGTTCCATACACCACTGTTGATAACGTGACTTCTGACCTCTTGATCGGCCACTCGTTCTTCTTGAGCCTGTCTTCGAGGACATCGTTAGCTATCTTGGTGGCTGCCTCTACCCTGGGGTCACGGCTGAGAGGAATAACTTTGGGAATCAGCTTCCTCTTGCCTAAAGCTGAGATCTCAACCTCGACTGAGGGAGCAATGATATTGGTTACTGGCCTTGGAATGTCGTGCTGGTCTTCGGAACTAATCTGCCTGAACTGGAAGCCCCTTGTTCCCTCTAACAGGATCTCAGTGTCTAGCTCTATCCATTGCCTGCCAAGGAGATAATGATGGTTCAGAGCCATCTGCTCCAAGCGGCGCACTCGATAGATGTTGTACTCAGAGAACCATCTATCCTTAAAGTCGATAACTCTTGCTTCTTCCTCGTCTAGAGGAGGGACTTGTAGTGGGTTGCCTAGGGACATTAGATTGCCTTCTCAGGGGGACCTGTGAACTCTACAGGCTTAATTGGTGGTCTCATGTCTGGGCGAGCCCCAGGCAACAGCGACTTTGGGGGAGACTGTATGAACCTCTCCCTGTTAGATGGATCTTGGGGACGGAGGATTCTAATGGCGTTAGGGGCTGTCAGAGCCATGATCCTATCCAGCATCTCTCTTCTCTCTTGAGCCCAGATCGAGCGTTCCATCTTCAACTGATCCAGAAGATCATTGGCAAGAGCACTAAGTCTCGCCACTTCCCTGTCTTTGTCCTTAGAGAACATAGCTTCCTCTTAAAATACAATATCCATAGACCTTGCAATATCCGCGAGAGTAGGCTCAGAAACTGGTTTCATGGCCCAATCTGGTTTGGCTATTGTGGGCTTTATTTGTGGGAGGAAGTCAGGCATACCCTTAAGAAATTCTGGAAGGCCAACATCAGATCCAATCTTAATTCTTCTATCGGGAGTAAACCCAGATTTGTATGATTCTTTTCTTGCATACTTATCCATTACAGGATTGAAGGTAAATCCCTTTCCTCCTTTAAGTGGACTTGCAACAGTCATTTCTCCAGAGGGAGGGGCTCCCTTTACTATAGCCTTGACAGCCATCTTGGCCCTATCTGCTTGCTCAACCCAGGGAAAGACTCTGGAAATAGGTTTGTAGATGCTGTTTGGTATCCCCTCGTCTACCGCTCCAATTGCCTTTGCTGGTCCTACGGTTGCTGCCCAAGTTAAGGGATCTCTGGCTACGTTGGCTAAAGTTCTGAATGGAATCAAAGACTTTCCCTCAGGATCAATGGCATTCTGGGCTAGATCTCCAACAGTTTCATTCCCTTGCATCTTTAACCCCTGGCTTTGGAGATATCCCCGGTATCCTTGGTCCACCAACTCTGCTGGCCCTTGTGTAATAGCCTCATAAGCATCCAAGCTCTCAGGACTAATTCCAAATGGAGATAGCATCGAAGATATGGCTCTGCGTTGCAGATAAGCCTCAGGGGAGAATACCGGAATGTTCCGAGGATCAGCCATAGTTACTCCACGAAAGCTGTTATAACACAACTAGTTACCATCTGCCTCTGTACCTCGATCTGCCTAAGTTCATAGCCTGCTTGTTGAACTTATCTCCAGCCTTCTTCACAGCCTTGGAGATTCCACCCATTACCAGCTTGGAATGGATCTCTAAAGGGTTGGTCTCCGTTGCGGCATCAAGGGCTTCCTTCCTCTTGACCTTGGCTTGGTAGAGCCATCCCTGGGGGATCATATACCGTAAAGCATGAACTCCAGCATCTAGCTGGTCATCATAGGTTCCACGCGGGAATGCCGCAAACTCCTCGATGAACTCCCAAACCCAGCGGTTCTTCTCTGGATTGGGTAGGAACACATTCCCTGCCTCGATGAGAGGGATCACCGATTGAAGTCTCTGGTCCTTGGAGCCAACAGCCTTCATTGGGATCATTCCCTGGACTTCCTTCTGGAGGATCTGGATTACCGCTGGGCCAGAAGCCTTGTCCTCAATTACCTTGGCTAGGGCTAGAGGATACTTTACCTTCCATTGCCTGATCTGGGAGATCACATCTCTAGCATTCATGTGGTCTCTAACTTGATCTATGAGATAGATCTCTGCACCACGTCTAGCCCAGACTTGTCCAACTGTGTAATCAGACTGCTTCATATCCTTGAAGGCTAGATCCCATGACTGAATCCACACATCTATGTCAGCAGGGAGAGCATTGTAGAACTTCCACCAAGATCTCTTTACAGCATTCCCTTCTTCGGGAGTTGGACTCTGCATGTACAAGCTGGACCATTGGTAAGGGCTCATTCCCTTTCTTATGTCATTCAAGCCAATGATGATTCTTCCATCCCTCTCTTCTGTTTCGAGTGGGAATCTCTCAGGCCAGAGAGGTTCTCCGATCTTCCTCCCAAGAACATCATTCTCCCCTGCTATTGCTGGGAAGTTCACTATCCTGAACTTGGGGAACTCCCCACTCTCGCTCAGCTTTACAATCTTCCCAATAAGGTCATCCTCATGCCACCTCTGGTGGAGGACTACTACGAAGCCTCCTGGCTCTAGTCGAGTTAGGGCTCCAGTAACAAAGCCATCCCAGACCTTCTCCCTTATGACCTCACTCATGGCTTCTTCAGCATCAGCATAGGGGTCGTCAATGATTAGAGCATCAGCACCCCTACCAACAACTCCCTTCGATCCAGCGGTTGTCATCCCACCACCAGCGGTTAGAGTCCACCTATCTGCTGCTGTGGTTCCTGGGTCGAGTCTCAGATTGAACTGTTCCCCATTCTCGATGATCCAGTTCCTGACCTGTCTACCCCAGCCAGCAGCGAACTCTGCTTCATGACCTAGAACAACAACCTTTCTCTTTGGGTTTCTAGCCAGTAACCAGAGGGGGAACCAGACTGAGATTAGGAATGACTTACCGTGACGAGGAGGGAAGGTTACTAGTAACCTGTTATTCCTCCCCTGCTCTAGATCAGAGAGTTCTTGTGACAACCTCTCAAGATGGGGGAATTTCTGCCATCTTCCCTTGGAGAACTGGACAGCAAAGTCTGCTGGGTTGTCTGGGAGACTTGCTGTTCCAATCCCGATTGAAGCTGCATAATCCTTGATCTCCTTCAGCAGATTCATTAGCTGAGGAGTTGTCAGGCTCTCTTTGTTCTTCAGTAGCTCGGGGAGGTTCTTAGGTAGCATTACTAGAAATATAGCATGGTAAGCAATTCATTGGGGGGTTAAGGGACTCCAAGGCTCTGTATAGGATTGAGGGTCCCAATGGGAAAGTTAAGATGTTGATAAGATTGAATCAAGAGATGGCAAGCATTCTGTGACCTACTGTGGACTATGGCTAAGGTCGCTGCGCTTAATGTGCAGCCTCTACCCTCTCGGGGTACGGATGGGGTCCTCCTCCCTGTATACGGCTCTCCCATTCGCTCGCAGGGAGGAGGATTGCCTCGGAGCCTACTTCACCGGCTCCGGCAGCGTCGCCGCGATGGTCGCGGAGAGCGGGTCGCTGACGCGCAGGTGGACGGTGCCGTAGGACCCGGAAGCGTGGAACCACGCCTCGCCCTTGAACTCGCTCTCCCACACGCGCTTGGTCCCGTTGACCGGCGCCTCCTTGGACTTCTTGGCGGACAACTTGATTTGCACTAGGTTTCTCCCGTGGAGCCTTTCTGCCGCCCCATGACAAGGATACGCATGGACTGCCGGGGAGCCTAACGATCAAAGTGACCAATGTGAACTGGGGCTGTCTGAGAACTAGACAAACCATAGCACCGGTTCCTACTCTGCGAGCTAATGACACAATAGCCATTAATTGTGACTGAAGAAAGTGTCACAAGGAAAGTAGAAAGTGTCACAACCCCCCCTTGACAGAGTTTTATGCTTGCCTATTATATGTAACTAGAGGTATTGAGTGGCTAGTAACAGTAGGTAACTAGTTACTTGTCACAGCAGGAGAGGTATCAATAGCAGCAGTAATATTGCTATTCATCTTGCTTGCAATAGCTGATAATGTGCTCTCTAAATCCTTGATAAGTGTTGACCTGTCTTGACTTATCTGGATGCGCTCTGACTGCAATCCATGTATCTTAGACAGTATCTCTGCTGCTCTAACTCTATCTCTGTGAGAAGGATCACGGGCTACTTCACTGAGAATGTTTAGGCATTCCATTGCTGAGACAGAAGCTTTAGTTGCTAACTCTTTAGACCTAGTTTCGATCACATCTGCTAGCTTCTTCTTTAGCCTATAACCAGTTTGTGATGGATTCTTGAACCCTAGCAATCTAGAGGCTTTAGTTGCATCATGGAGAGCCTCTCCAAAGAATGCATCCAACCATGCTTTGTTCTTGGAAGTAATCCTTCTAGCCATATGATCTCCTCACAAGGTATTGTAGCCTAAGTGCTTAGTGCTATTCAATTGGGGTTAGACTCGCCGGCAGCCGCCGCGTATCCCCGGCAGCCGGGGTCGGCCTTGGCACAATGGGAGATGTATAGCCCAAGGAGAGAAGCCATGATAGACAAGAGCAAGATCATCCGTTTCAAGACGTTGGTTGGTCCCCTCTCGAAGCAGGAGATGGAGGCACAGATCCTAGCCTCCAACGTGAGGCTGACCCACAGCTACCAGCACTTCTACAAGGTAGAGGGTGCCAACCTCTACCACAAGCCCTTCATGAGCTTGAAGTGGAAGGAGTTGAAGTGATCCCTGGATGTGACTGTCCATCATGCCGTGTGGAGTACAAAGAGGCAAACGAGGCATGGAGCAATAGCAACGTGACTCGTAACCTGCACTACAACTACGGTCTCCAGTGCTGGGTTGAGGATGGGAAGATCAGTAAGTGTGGGCATAGGGAGAAGATGGATCTCTGCTATGCCTGTTTCCATGCTGGAGAGCCTGTGGGAATCCAAGAAGAGGAGGACTTTGAATGAATAAGCCTCTCGCAAACCAAGACACTCTGGATAGGGAGATTGGTGGGAGAAAGCCTTTCATCAATCGCTCCACCAAGGGTAAGACGAGTCGCATGAGGAATCTCCCCGCAAAGGGAGTCAAGACCAACGTTGGTGATCCCATCGACAATAGGAGGGGGAAGTGAAGGATAATGTGCTAGGATCCCAAATCCCAGTCCTAGTCTACCCGCCTCAGCCCTTCTTCTTGACAGGCTCAAGGTACTTCGGGACTGCCACTGTCTACAGCGATTGGGACTATTTCACTAAAGACACAGAAAGCATCAGAGGATGGTTGTCCAGTCAGGGATTCAGCAAGCTCCCACGCCACTCCTATCTCGACAAGGGGACTGTTGAGGTATGGCACGCTAACCTGCATGGGATGGAGATCGATGTCCAGCTTTGTTTGGATGTCATGGCAAAGAGGGTGATTCAGGACTTGATGCTAAAGTCCACCATATTCCCAAATGCTGTACATTCCAAGTTGGCAATGAGGGCTCTCTGGGACCTCTTGTCTGAGGTTTACTACGCTGGAAAGGAGTTGAAGTGATGGAGAACAAAGGGAAGAGCAGCAAGAAGGGCATTCCCGGATCCGCTGGTAAGAGGAAGAACAAGATTGGGTCTTACACGATGTTCCAGAGACCCAAGAACTACCTCCGAAGTGCCAAGCGCATCTGGAAGCACTACAATCACCTGAGCTTCGTTGCTCTGAAGCGCAAGGATGAGCAGAGTGCTGAGAGGCTCAGGGAAGTAGCAAAGGAGCAGTCCAGACTCTACGCCACAAAGAAGGAAGTGCTCCTGCCCTTCAACGAGTGGCTCAGGAAGGTGGCCTAGTGATGTTCAACTGGGCTCTGAAGTGCATCTTCTGTGGCAGATGGGTGCAGAACGGGCCTCTCTGTGCTAAGTGTCGGAGGGGACTGTAAATGATTGACCTAAGGAGGAAGATGTGAGCAGAATCAGGAAGTACAACACCGACAAGAGGAAGACGGAGAAGTCCCAGGTGAAGCAGACGGCCTACATGAGCAGCACGGCTGCTTTGCTGGTGGACACGAATGCGAAGGTCATCAAGGCCCTCCGTGGAGGCGGACTGGCCGAGTACAATTAGTACCAACAAATAGCCCCTGATAGCTATATTCCTTGGGGAAGGGCGACGACCCTGTGACCCTAGGTGCTGCTATTGGGGGCTATTTCTATTTGTGGGAGGTTGAAATGATCCTCAGAGACTTCTTGATCCTGTCGATAGCCATGACGTTTGCGACGTTGGTTCTGATGCTTGACCTCTGGAAGAATGGTCCCAGAGGGAGGAGATAACCATTGAGAACCAAGAATCAATCAGCCTCATTTCTGGACTACAAGAGTCTCAGGGAGGACCTTGAGACAGCCTTGCAAGACCACTTGGACCGCGCAGAGCTAGACTCCTTGAAGGACTGTTGTTGTGAGTTCAAGGGAGTCTATAACACACTCCTTTACTTCATAGATTGCAATGAAGAGGGAGTGTTCCCCAATCCTGAGTCAACTGAGTTGCTAGAGACTCTCAGAGAGAGGTAACAATGGGTAAGGATGAAATCGTAGGGTTTATTGTCGCAATCCCTTTGTGCTTGATCTTTCTCTCACTAATCAAGAAGGCTGTTGATCTTGGGGAGGAGAAGGATTGACTCGCTACATGGCAGTAGATCAGTTTGGGAAGACATACCATAATCTGACTCATCCAAGAAAGGATCTTCTGAGACTCTTTGGAAGGAAGCACGCTGACAAGATGTATGTAGATGATAAGCATGGAGTTACTCACCATGCAGGCTACATAATCGCAGGATTGTGGTTGACCATCTTGGGGGTGGAGCCATGGAAGTAATTGTGCCATTTCTCCTTGGGTTCAGTCTTGGGACTGTCTCTTACAAGCTGTGGGTCTTAAGAGGAGTGAGGAAGTATCGCCGTGAGCATAAGGCATCCAAAGCAGCGTAAAGGGCATGGTATTGGTAAAGGTGTGAGGAGGATAGAGAGACAATTACGACTGTTTCCCAAGTCACCTTCTATGGACATTCGTTTCTTGCTAGCCAAGATCTATGAGAAGGCCAATGGATCAACAGGATCACGATAAGAACCTTAAAGCCTGTAATCGAATCTTGGCCGAGCAGAGAATCAAGGCTCTATTAAAGGAACTAAAGCAAAGAAAGAAAGAGAATGTGTCTTACTGGGAAAATGAAAAAGGAGAGAATCATGACAAAAAACCTTTAAGATGATTAAACCACGCGCCTGGGTTGATATAGAGGCTGAAGCAACTAAGACACAAAAACTGCTAACCCCTGAAGCACTTGAGATCATAAAGAAGCTACAGGGAATGGGTGGATTTGTTGTTCTTGCTGGAGAGAAGAAATGAAGAAAGAAGTTGTAATTGTTGAGGATTGTTTTTTGCGAGCTATGGCCTTTGTTCGTTATAAGCCAAATGCCTGTAAGAAACTAATCCCCATGTTTGAAGAATTTATTAGGGATAAGGAGAGAGAACCAATAGCAGAGAGAAGGCTATACAAATCAATAGTTAAATTCATCAAAGAAGTTGCAAAAAGGAGAGAACCATGACAAGTCAAATCAATGGCTCCCTCATGGGAGCTAAACTCACAATTGGAATGTGGGAAGGGGAAGTCAGATCAGGGATCGCAGAGGATAAGGTCTCTTCTGACTTTGACATTGCCAGGAGTAAGAGCAAGACCACGATCAAACTCTGTACTCATGGTGGGTTCAAGGATGCTGCTCTAGCTGCTGGGAGGATGATTAGAACCACTCACTACGACATTACCTCTCCTTGGGAGGATAGAGGAGCTAGAGTCTTCAAGACTTCAGGATTCACTTTCTATAGGGAGAGAATCAGTAAGTGCATTGACTCCTTCCACGAGGCTAGGGAGAAGTTCTTCGAGCACTATGAGGAGACAGTGCTTGAGGACAAGATCATTCTCAAGTCTCTGGTTCCTTCATGGTATCCCTCTCCTGACAAGCTAAAGGGAATGTTCTATAGCACCATTCGCTTTGTCCCAATCCTGAGAGGAGCAGACTTCAGGCTTGATGTTCCTGAGGAGGAACTGGAAAGGATCAAGGCTGATGTTGACTCTGAGAATGCGGATAAGGTCAAGGTGGCTATGACTGATCTGCACTCTAGGATCCTTAAGCCTATTCAGTTGCTCGTAGACAAGCTGGACAACTATGGGGATGGCAAGAGGATGCATGACACGATTCTTACTAACCTCAGAGACGTTGTGGAAGTCCTCCCTAACCTCAACTTCACCAATGACCCAGTTGTGCAGATCCTGATTGACAAGATTGCAAATGATCTTCTCCCTCCAAAGGGTGAGGAGACTTCTACTGTGGAACAGTTGAGGAATGATGCTTCTCTCAGGCGTCATTACTCGGAGAAAGCTAGAGGGATTCTTGGTATCTAACAAAGTCATATGTCCAGGACTGTCTCTAGTTGACACGAGAGAATTGAATATTCAGAGAAGTCTTAGAGGCTGGATGCTACAGCATAACATTAAATGGTTCACTTGTTTAGGGGTAGGAAGGAGGAAGTCAACAGTTCTGCTTGTAGGGAAGAAGTTGGCTTCTATTTGTAGCTGGAATGCCCTTCTTAGGGACATTATGAAAGAGCCATATTGGGATGAGGTACAAAGAATCAGAGGAACAGCCCTTAAGCTAGGAATTTTCCATGCGCTATAAGAAAGTTCCTACCAAGGTATGGAGAGGAGCAGGAGAGATAACACTGATAGGAGAGGAGATAGCCCCTGGGATTGTACTCATAAAGAGCAGCATTAAGAATACAGGCTTCAGGGGCTACTCCCTGACCCACTCTCCATCAGGTTTTGCAATTGTCATTGGGAAGAACAAGAAAGCTCTTAGGGTTCTAGGGGAGAAGTTTGCATCCCTTGGAGATTGGACTGTCTCTAAGGATGAGATTTCTAAGATGCCTTACTGGGAAAAGGCAAAAGAACTCTATAAGACTGCGCAAACCCTTCTTCTAATCAATACATAGAGAGGATGTAGAAATGGAAAAGAACGTCATTTGGACTCCATTCGAGGCTCTACCCGCAAAGTTGCAGCGCTGTGAGAAGGCTGGAAGGGTTCCTCTGATCCTTGGAGCTAGAGGGATTGGGAAGACTCAGAGCATGGAGGCTTATTCCTCTGCTACTGGGAGAGAGACTCTCAACTTCAGACTTGAGAACCATGATCCCACGGATCTCTCAGGGATCAATTTCCCTATCAAGGGTGAAGATGGAGTTACTCGTACAGTCCCCACAGCATCAATGGTTCACTTTATGGCGGAGGAATCATACAAGAGAACGGGGAAGGGACCGCTGATTGCACTAGATGAGTTGACCATTGTAAATGCTACAACTCTGAAGTCTGCTAACAAGCTATTGGAAGGGAGAGATCTCTATGCTTTCCCTCCTGGAACATTCATCATTGGAGCGGGGAACACTTCAGATGACAACGTTGGAGTCGTAGAACTTCCTCCTACCACTGTCAATAGACTTACAATCATCTATCTGAAGCCTCCTAAGCCTGAAACTTGGGTAGATTACATGCTGGCTAGAGGGAAGCATTACCTTCCTACAGCTTTCATCAAGAATGTTCGCCCTGATCTGCTCCATGTGGAGTTCTGGCCTAACGAGGGTGCCGGTGGGATGACCAAAAAGGCATTCTGGGAGACCTACAACGACTTCTCCTATGCTCACCCTACTCATCGTTCCTGGGAAGGGGTAGCTAACCTCATGGACCAGTCTGGTGAGGAGAGGGATTGGGACTTGATCGCTGGAACCATTGGATTCCCTGTCACCATGGAGTTCAAGGGTTGGGCTGATTCAGTGGATGAGCTTTCTCCCTTTGATGAGATCATCTCTGATCCCGAGGGTTGCAGAATTCCAAGAAAGCCGGGTTGCTTGTTTACACAAGCAGCTTTGCTAGTAACCAAATGCACCAAGAAGGAAGAGTTCACTCCCTTGATGAAGTTTGTCCGAAGGCTCCCTAAGGACTTCCAAACCCTGATTACTCAGGATCTGGCAAAGAAGCTAGTAGCATTTGCCAATTCTTCACAGAGGGTTGAGTGGATCAAGGACAATCAGAACATCCTGTTGTAGAGCTTTAGCCTGAAACTATGGAAGATCCTAGATACGAATTCCTTGCTTCCATCCACTACACTTCAAATGTAGGTAAAACTCTCTTGGATCCTGTAAGGATGGAGTTAGCTGAAAAACTTCTCTTAGACTTCGTATGGTGGGATAACCGCAAATATAGACTAGATAGTTTAATCAGGAATCAAGCAAAAGGATCACCCCTGTTTCCAATATTGATCTGTGAAGGATCGTTTAGTCCCTGCTTGGGATATGGATGCATAACCGTAGGAATAGAGTGGATCAAGGCTAAAAAGAGATGGCATCCAGAAAGAAAGTAATTCGCATTCACTACACACTTCCTAGGTTCTGTGCCAAGTGTGGCGCAAAACTTAAGTCCATAAAGACAGCAGATGGGAATACCTTTCGTGTTACTACTTGGTTTATGCATCAAGCAGCATGGAGGATATGCCTGAACTGTCATGCTCATGTCGCATTGAGTGGGTACTACTAAATGGCATCCAAACAAGAGAAACTGAATATGTACCAGGTAGAGGAGAATCTGGACAAGGCTAAGAACAAGGTTGTCTTGGATGATCCTTTCCTGGCAGTAATGATTATGGGAGCACCCTGGGTTAGGGAGAACATCCCTACCACAGCAACAGATGGGACACGCTATATCTGGGGACCATCCTACTTTGCTGGAGACCCTAGCTACAACCATGTGTTTGCTGTAATCCATGAGGCTTGTCACAACATCAGGAAGGATTGTCTATGGATGGCTCTCAAGCCTAACAAGAGGATTGGGAATCTAGCAGCGGATCACTGTATCCATGACATGCTGGATGACATGGGATATAGACTCCCCAAGGAAGCATTCTACAAGCCTGAATGGAAGGGTCTACCTAGGGATGAGGTTTACAATAGACTGCTTCAGGAGGCTCAGAATAGCCCAGGGCAGGGTTCTAATGGTTCTGGCACCCCTGGCCCGCCTAATGGCTCAAACTCTCATCCTGGGCCATTCTGTGAGATCAGGGAGCCCTCTCCAGACAAGGCTGGGGAAGTAGAAGAGCAACTTGAATCCCTGCTTAGAACCGCAATAGCTGTAGCTGAAGCACAAGGGAAGCTCCCTGCCTCAATTAAGAGGGAGATCTCCAAGGAGAAGAGATTCTTCCTCGACTATAAGAAAGCTATCAAGATGATTCTTTCTACCAATCTGTCCAAGGAGGACTATTCCCTAAAGCGTCCATCTAGGAGAGGTATTGCATTAGACCTTTATCTCCCTAGCATGAAGGGATCAGGGACTAGCACGGTTGTTGTTGCAGTAGATACCTCTGGGTCAATCTCTGAGAAACAACTAGGCCAGTTCGTACAGCAAGTCAATCAATCCTGTCTCCAGTTGAAACCTCAAAGACTAGTCCTTCTCTGGTGTGATGCTGCAATTGGTGGAGTTCAGGAGTTCACTTCGTTTCCTCTTTCTCCTGGGAAGATGAAGGCTGTAGGAGGAGGAGGGACTGACTTTAACCCTCCCTTTGACTACATTAGGAACAAGAAGATCAAGCCTGATTGTCTGATCTATGTCACTGATGGGCTCGGGACATTCCCTGAGAAAAAGCCAGTCTATCCCGTGCTTTGGGTTGTAACCAAGGATGGGAACACAGCCATTCCTTGGGGAAAGCTCGCAGTTCTTGGAGATTGCTGAGAATGGGAAGAAAGAAGAAGTCTACATTTAAGAGAGTTAGTCTCTGTGGTGCATCCATTCCTGAGGTTGTAATTAAGTATATTGAAGAGAGCTACATGAAACTCTTTGCAGAAAGGGTAGGACTTTCCCTAGATGTTGTTTCTAAGTTAAAGCCATTACTAAAGACAACTACAATGGGAATCGAGGCTGGGCCAAGCAACTCTTCAATAGAACTTGATGCTAACTGGTGGACGGCTAAGATTGTAAGTATGGAAATACCAGCCATGCCTGAAGATACAAACAATGGAAAGCTATCCTTCCCAATGATTCCTGAGTTTGAAGAGATCACAACACAGAATGGTTTAGCAGTTAGCTGTGCTAACACAATAAATGGTGTTCTAGCAAACCTAGAAAGAGAGATGAAATCCCTCCACCATGTCATCTACTCTGTCCCTGAAGCAGCGCAGTTCATAAGGGCAGAGAAGAAGAAAGGGCTAGAGACTAGGAAAGCATCTAAGTTTATTCCTATTGTCCTGGAAAACAAGGAAGCTTGGATTGAGGCTATCCTTTTCTACAAGCTCAACAGACAGTTATTTAAATGACAAAGGAGAGGCTTCTCTATGTTCATATCCCTGGGCTCATTGGAGACATTCTAGATGGATTGCTCTGGATAATCTCATTTGGTTGCTGGACTCCTGATCTTGGCTTCAGGATCAGGTTGAAAAACTCAATGAGATTACTGAGGAGGAAAAAGAGATGAGTGATTTTAAAGAATTCCCTAAGATTCCAAGACTTTTCAGGGATTGTATTATCACTGAGAAGATTGACGGGACTAATGGGCAGATTTGCATTATCCCTGCTGGGACAATAACTAGTGGGACTGCTGAGGAGCATGTGCTTCACAGGAATGCAAATGGAGATATCCTTCTAGCTGGCTCTAGGAATAGATGGGTTACTCCAGAAAATGACAACTATGGCTTTGCTAGGTGGGTTCTAGAGCATCAGGAAGAGCTTAGAACTAACCTTGGTTTTGGCACTCACTATGGGGAATGGTGGGGAGCGGGGATTCAGAGGAAGTATGGATTGAAAGAGAAGAGGTTCTCTCTATTCAATACTACTAGATGGAATTCTGTTCCAGTCTCCCCTTGTCATGTTGTACCTGTTATATATGCTGGCCCATTCTCCACTGAAGTTGTGAAAGATTGCGTCTCAAGACTTAGAACAGAGGGTTCTCTAGCATCTCCAGGATTCATGAACCCAGAAGGAGTAGTTGTCTTTCACGAGGCTGGACAATGCTTCTTCAAGGCTACTCTAGAGAAGGATGAGAAGCCTAAAGGAGTGAAGTGAACCATCCTACCTTATTCACCATTAAACCTCATTTTCACCGCTGCTCTCGTTGTCTAGGTGAAGGTAGATTGCTTTGGGAACACGAAGTTTGGGACTGCCTCCTTGCATTTCACTTCCCCTGCCTAAAGCACCAGTTTCCAGCAGTAAAAGAGGAAAATTCCTAATGGCTGACTTCTACGGAATCGTTACGGGTGACAGAGGATCTGCTAGTCGGCTTGGGCACAAAACATCGGGCCTGAAGGTGTTAGCCAAATCCTATGTTGGGTGGGTAGAAGTTTCCATGTGGCACAACCATTACACTAAAGAAGATATGGTTGAGATAGTTGCCGAGGTAGACGATTCTACTAGCCGCGTTTTCTACAGTGGTCCTGTTAGGCTCCTAGCAACCATTAATCCTAGAAGACAGAGAACGCTACTAAAGTGAAAGAGGATCCCTGAAAGGTGGTCTCAAGCCTGTTTCCCGTAAGAGTGGAAATGTTGCGTCCCCTTAGGGACGCATTTCCACTTTCACTTCCACAAGTTAACTCCTTTAGAATCAACGAGTTGAAAATGTGAAATGGACTTGTTTCCAAGGGCCGATTGAGAATCTGACCAAACTGACCATTTCACGGCAGTTCCAAGGCCCTAATCCAGTTCCTAATCGTGCGAGTTGTCACCCCATGTTTCTCAGCCAACTCCTTTAGTTTCTGTGTCTTAGAAATAGAAGCATCAGAGGCATCAGCCCTTGCCCACTCATCCCTTATCTCTTTTGCCATCTCGGTGTCTAGATCCACTAGTGAAACTCCATCTTCCACGTTCAAGCACAGTCGAAGATCATCAGCAGGTTGTGCGACTTGACACTTTGTATGGACAAGCCTTACCCAGCCTTTCTTGCGATTAAGGGAAATAAGTCTCATGCAAGAAATGGAGTTGTTGTACCATCCTTGCGAGCCCGCAAAAGTTTCGGTGTCTGAGGGGTTGAACTCGGGCCTATCCTTATTGTCGTGGTGAACAACCAAGTGGGCTGCTCGTGGGAACAACTTCGAGATCTGTGCCTGGATCATCCTTGGGGTGTTGAAATCTTTGATATCGAGATGCTGCATCTTCGCAAGAGTGTTCCAGATGACAAGCTCTGGCTTGAATTCGAGAGCCTGCTTGTATTCTTCGGGGAAGTCGTCCCTGAAAGTGAATATGTTAATGATGGTATTGGGGAACCAGTACCGGAACAGTTCATTGGAAGGAAAAGGCTGAACTGCCCTGAACCTCTCTTGGTTCTCCCATTCGGAGTTATCTGTATCAATGTAAAGAACTCTTGCTTTGGATGACTGCATACCGAAGAACGGATTCCCATTGGTAATGGCCCCGGACATCTTCCAGGTTACAGGGCTCTTACCAATGGAACTCTTACCGTAAAGAAAGACCATCCCCCCGCTTGGAATCAAGGGGTCTATGAGGAACTTGGCTTTCTCGTACTTCTTGTTGGCATAATCCTCTGGCCTATAAATAGGCAAAGGATTCTCCTGATTTCATGTACGGGACTCCTATCCGAAGATGAGTTGACCACCCTCTACCCGAAAGGTAGGCACCTTGGGCTTGGTTGTCAATGTCACCTTGTCCCACCGTGCGAGCGCTGCTTTTCTTGCGATAGCAGACCTACGCGATGGGCTGAGCTTCTTCATCCTAGCCCTACCACCGGCTGCGGAAACGGCCCTTCTGACTGGAGTTGTGAGTTGATCCATTTTCTTTTTCCTTGCAAAAGTGAACGGCTAAACCTAGATTGTATGCTAGCCGTAGGAGGATGACAATGACTATGCTGGACAATTCTATTTCACGGGTTGAAGCGTTGGAGGACGAGATCATGCGGCTGAAGGCCGAGCGGGACAAGCACTGGTCGCTGGCGGTGGCGCTGTTCTCCGCGCTCCCCGGGGCCATCACCGCCGATGAGATCAGGGCAGCAGCGGAAGCCGCGAGGGATCGGCTCACGTCGGCCGAGGCCCGCATCACCAAGCTGATCTTGGCGGGGGACGCCCTGTACCGCTACGCAGTCCTCGATGGAGACGTGCCGACCCACCATCGCCCGATGCTGGGAGCGTGGGAGGAGGCCAAGCGTGGCTAGATGCGGGAAACACGGCGCAGTATGGAACGACCAGCAGGACTATTGCCCCGAGTGCGAGATCGCCAAGTGGAAGGCTGAGCTTCGCGCCGAGAAGGCAGAGAACATGACGCTACGACTCCGGGATCGTCCCACCCTGATCCCCGAACTGGAGGACGAGATCAAGGGGCTCAGCACGAGGCTCTCTGATGCCGAGGCCGAGATCGGGCGGCTCAAGACGTGGAACGCTGATGCCGCGAAGGTGATCGCAGAGAAGGTGGGGGAGATCGCGCTACTCACCGCCGACGCATGGCGCAGAGATACTCGGCTGGAGCCGGAGCGGGACAGCGTCCTCGACATCTGGCGGGAGCGGCGGGCCGGTGAAGCTCGTAGAGAGAAGTCTCTGAGCCTGCTTCGCCGGGAGATCGCGGAGAAGGTGTGGGCGGTATCTCGTGACGCCTCAGTAGCTTCATTCGCAGGAGTGACGGGGAAGTGGCTGCCATTGCGGGTGCTGGCACAGTTGGCCGACGAGATCGAGGCCGGGCGATGAGCGAGTTACGCGTGCGGGGCTTGCGTCATAGGCGGGACAACGAGGGCCTCGTTGACTACAACCGCGAGATCCTTCGGGTCGCTCGCATCCTGACGATAGCAGTGCGGGAGCTGGAAGCCGAGGTTCGCTCTCTGCGCCGATCAGCGGCGGTGGAGTCGGGACGCTCTGGAGGGACGATGACTGACGCGCTGAAGGCCAAGATCGCGCAGATGCGGGCGAAGCACTCATCCTATGGCATCTACGACGAGTGCGGCCACCGGCATACCGAGGAGCAGTTCGCGCTCGGCGAGTGCGTCGAGGTGGACGACGTAGGGCTTGTCTGCGGCGAGGGACTGCGCTACCACCTGTGCCGCGAGTGCCACACGGAGGAGGGGGAGGTACGGGAGGACTCGTGGGAGAAGCGGTGGCCCTGCGACGCGGCCCGCGCTCTCGACGCGCTGGAGGAAGCGCTGCAACAGATCCGCAACCTCACCGATGCGGGAGACCGGATACTGCCTTTTGTGCCAAGACAGGTACTCGATGAGTGGCAGCGCGGGTTGCTCCGGTATCCGTGGCCGGCGGTGCGTGACGAGGCGCTGCCCGCGATCCTCGCCAAGCTGGAGGGGAAGTGAAGCCAATCGAGATAAAGAACTATAAGGCAATTACACTTCCTAGATTGTCTGCAACAGATAAGGTGGTTGGAGTTGTAGGAGTCTCCATCATCTTTGGCTCAGTTCTAGCTCTTGGGATGGTGATTGCCTTTGCTCTGTTCTGGTCTGTAGTCAAAAGTATTGTGAATTGAAGTGTAAGGTCTGTGCCAAGACAACTCCTAAAGGATTCCTCTATCTGGATGACAAGGGGAATGATGTTGGACTCTGTTCCAAGAAGTGCGAAAGGATCTACGATGGAGAAGATAATCAGGAACTCAGCAAGGTGCAAGAAGTGCAAGGATGAGATAGAGTCTGTTCACCGACATGACTTTGTTACTTGCAAGTGTGGGGCTATCTCTGTTGATGGTGGGAAGGCATACCTCAGAAGGGCTGGGGACCTGGGAGCTTACAAAGATACATCGTTGGTAGAGACAATAAAGGATGCTCCTGAAAGTTCTGCTTAGCTGGTACTGCGCCTGCATGATTTGCACTGGGAAATGGTTTGGGTTTGATAGAACAAGCTCAGGATCTAGACCAATAGCAGGATACACAATAGCTTGTGACTCAAAAGTCCTCCCACCACAGTCTGTTGTAGCCATCTTTGGCATTCCCCACTGGTGCGAGGATACAGGCTCGAAGATAAAAGGGAACAGAATTGACATCTATGAGGGATCGGACCCATTAGCGCATAAGAGAGCATTACGCTACGGCAAGAGAGTTGAGATCGTGCGAGTTATTCACTTGACTAAATCAAAGGTGAGACCTAGCTTGTTGGAGGAGAGAAAGCTTGACCGATAAGAAAGAATGGCTCACAGACCGTTCCCGCTACATGGCTGGAATGGACTGTGCGATGAAGAGATACTTAGGGTATCACGCTGGATTGCACTCCTTGGGATGGACCAAGAAGCAGCAGGTTGTGGCACTCTCGACTGGGATCTATGTTCATCAAGGGTTAGCCTCTATCATGAGACTCGTGATGGACTCTGGAAAGATTCCTCTTAGGGATGAGCTTAAAGGTTGTGTTGAGGATGCAGCCACCTCTTATAGAGACATGGTTCTTCTGTCTGGTTTAAATGAAGAGCATGAAGAGTACATAATGATGGAACAGTGTACTCTTATTCAGGGTCTCATCTATGGCTGGTGCAAGATGATGCTCCCAACCATTGTGAATGACTTCGAGATCGTTGCTGTGGAGGAGGAGGAGAGATTTAAGGTTGCTTTGAAAGGCTTCGATGTAATCCAGATGTCCCGTCCAGACTTCGTTGCTAGAAGGAAGTCAGACGGACAGCTTGGGATTCATGACTTCAAGACTGCCTCGATGATTGGAGATGACTACATTGAGCAGTACCGAGAGTCAGTTCAAATGGCTGTTGGGACTCTTGGAGTTGAGGCTAGGCTCAAGGAACCAGTCTCGCATTACTACATCCATGTTCTTCTCAAGGGAGGCAGGGGACATTTCAAGAAAGCCAAGGTCGCTGACCCGATCAAGAAACAATACTCAGACTTCTGTTACGGCATGATCCAGCCCGCGCAGCCCCCCATACAAGATGATACGCGTTGGGCGTTCGGGCGTGGGGTGTGGGCTGACAAGTCTCCGATCTGGGAGACACAGTTCACGCAGAAGCCGAAGGACTGGACAAATGTTGAGTTCTGGGTCGAGCAGCTTCCTGAAGCGATCTTGCGAGAAGGATTTGTTCTGATCGGTCCTTACGCTAGACAATCTCACATGACTCAGCAATATGTGGAGTCGATGGTTCCTGAGGAGCTTCGTTGGGTGAGGAGGTTGTGGACTCTTTACGATGCTGAGGTTCAGTATGGGTGGAGTTCGGAGCAGTTCCAGTCCTGCCTCAATGAAGAGATTCCCAGATCCTACAACTGCTGGAACTATGGATCTAGATGCCAGTTCTACTCGATCTGCTACAAGGAGCCTGGATGGGAGAAGCCTGAGAACAACTTCATTCCAAGAGAGCCTCACCATACACCTGAAATGGAGCAAAATAGATGACAAAGAAGCTATCTACGCAACAAAAGCAAGCAAAGGTGGCCTTCAAAGTTTTAGATGAATTAGAGGGACAAGTAAATGATTCAATTTTCAAACTAGAAGGGCTTAGGGAAGAGTTGGATTATGACCTTGAAAAGCTTGGAAGGATCATAAAGGAATGACCGAAGAAATCCAGAAAACTGATGCTGTCCCTGAGGAAGCAATCACAAAGCTCCTTCAGATGGATGTGAACCTTCTCACTGTACCACAGAGAAACCAATACCTTTACTGGCTGGCTAAGAGGAGTGGGCTTGACCCCGCATTGAAGCCTTTCGACCTTATCCCTTCCAAGGATAAGAGTAGGCTGATTCTCTACGCTAATGCTGGCTGTGCCGACCAACTCAGGGAGATCAACAACATCCAGTCGGAAGTGGTCTACGAAGGTGCTCTGAAGCTTACCTCTTCCGAGCATTACCCCGGAGTTTACGTGGTAAAGGTCAGGGTTTGGACTGAGAACGATGAAGGTAAACGATTGAGAGAGTACACAGACATCGGTGCTGCCTCGATTGAGGGCTTGAAGGGTGAGGCTATTGCCGATGCTGTGATGAAGGCTCACACTAGAGCAGAGAGAAGGACAACTCTTGGGTTCAAGGGTTTCGGAATGCCTGACATCTCGGAACTCGACAACATAATTGACTCTGGCCCAAAGAAGGTGAATCCA